GGATTTCGTCACCGACCACGACAATGGGCCGATGTGTCGTGGGTGCAACGCCCGGAAAGCGGCCACGGCCGACAAGGCAAGAGCACGCCTGACCTAGCCCGCATATGACGGGGGGTGGGTCAAAACTTGGCGGCCCATATGGGCTATGACCCGTTCAATCCCCAACAAATAAAATCCCAAAATCCGGACCCATAGGGGGCAAAACGGATGATCCAGCCTGACCTATTGCCTTTGAGCACGCCCGTGGAGAGCCTCACCCTCATGCCTGGCAACCCGAGGCGGGGTGACGTGGAGGCGGTGGCGGCCAGCCTGGAGGCCTTCGGCCAACGCAAGCCCATCGTGGCCCGTCGCTTTGACCGGGTAGTGATTGCCGGTAATCACACCTTGCAAGCGGCCCGGTCGCTGGGCTGGCCTTTCCTGGCCGTGGTTTGGACCGATGACGATGAGGCCACCGGCAAGGCCTACTCTTTGGCGGATAACCGGACGGCCGAGCTTGGCTCTTATGATGAGGCCGAGCTGGCAACAATGATTGGTGAGGTGGCGGGGGCAAGCCCGGAGCTTTTGGCCGCCACCGGCTGGACCGATGAGGATTTGGCCAAGCTCGTGGATGGCTTGGAGCAAGCACCGGCCCCGGTGGCGTTGGTTGATCCCGATGAGGTGCCGGAGCCTCCGGCCAATCCGGTGACCAAGGCCGGTGACGTTTGGCTTTTGGGCGACCATCGGCTTTTGTGCGGTGATTGCCGGGATCCCGGTGACGTGGCCAGGGTGCTGGCCGGGGCAACCATCAACGTGGCCGTGACCTCACCGCCCTACGCCGAGCAACGAACCTACGATGAGGCCTCGGCCTTCCGGCCCATCCCACCCGATGAGTACGTGGAGTGGTTCGCTGCGGTGGCGGCCAACGTGGCCGCCCATTTGGCCGATGATGGCTCGTGGTTCGTGAATATCAAGCCGAGCATCTCGGCCGATGGACTGGACACGCTGACATATGTATTTGATTTGGTGCTTGCCCATGTACGCCAATGGGGATGGCATTGGGCAACGGAGTTTTGTTGGGAGCGCAATGGAGTGCCCAAGTCGGTAACCCGGCGATTTAAGAATCAGTTTGAGCCCGTGTATCAGTTCGCTCGCGGGGAGTGGAAGATGAGGGCCGAGGCCATGCGCCACGCCAGCGCGTTTGTGCCAATGAACGTTGGGCCAGGCGGCGGCAATACTGCATGGAATGATCGGCAAGGGTCATCGGGTGGTGCCTTCGGGCCTCCATCGTCTAGGCCTCGCAGGAGCCCGATCAATCGAGAGGATAAGCATCAAGGCCAAGGAACGGGCGATGATGTTGGGCAATTCATAGGTGAAGGCTTGGCCTTTCCTGGCAACCGATTGCCGACATTTCAGGCCACCCATGAGGCGGTTGGCCACGCGGCGGCTTACCCGGTTGGCCTTCCGGCGTGGTTCATCCGTGCGTACTCCGATGCCGGGGATGCCATTTTTGACCCGTTTATGGGCTCGGGCTCCACCCTCCTGGCCGCCCACCAAGAGGGCCGGATCGGCTACGGCATTGAGATAAGCCCGGCCTACTGCGACGTGATTTGCACGAGATGGCAACGGCACACCGGGATTAAGCCGGTGCTGGAGTCCACCGGCGAGCCCCAAGACTTCGGAGGGCAATAAATGGCCACGCAACCTACGGGCCGCCCGGTGGGCCGCCCGGCCAAGACTCTGGCCGAGAAGGAGCGGCTCGGCTTTCCGGGCCACCATCCACGCCCGGATAGATCAAAGCTCATCGTTCTGCCACCGGCCTTGGTGGAGCCCGACCCTATGCGGCCTCTCGGTCAGGCCGGGCTAGCCCTCTGGAAGCGTGTATGGGCCTCTGGAGCCCTCTGGCTGGCCCGTGACGTGGACCCGGATGTGGTGCTCGTTATGTGTGAGCAGATAGACGAGCGCCAAGCCCTCCGGGCTCAAGTCATCCGTGATGGTGATTGGCGGGAGCGCACCCAGCTCCGCAACCTGGACGCCCAAATTCTGGCCACCCTCGGAAGTCTCGGGTTTAACCCGGCCGAGCGTGCCCGCATGAATGTGGCCGAGGTGGCCAAACCAACGCGGCTCGAAGGTTTACTAGCCGAGCGCCAACAATCGAGAAGAGGTTAGAGCCCGTGGAGCACGCCCTTATTATCGCGGCCGTCATCCTGGCCATTATCGCCCTGGTGATTTTCATTATCCGACATATCCGCTAGATGCCCAGGGTGCGCGGATGGCCGCCACGGTGGCTTACGCCCGTACCTCCGGCCGATATCCGGCGCGGTGACGGGCGCCTTTACGCGGATTTCATAGAGGCCACCTGCCGGGTGACCAAGGATTCCATCGCCTCGGCGGCCGGTAAGCCCATGGAAATGCGGCCATGGCAAACGGCGCTCCTCGGGCGCATCCTGGCCCGGCGCCGGGATGGAAAGCTTCGCCACCGCCAAGCCCTCATTGGCGTTGCGCGAAAGAACGGAAAGAGCGCGCTCGCTGCGGGCATCGCTTTGGCCGGGCTCGTATTAGGGCCCGAGGGTGGAGAGGCCTATTCATGTGCAGCGGATAGGGACCAAGCCCGCATTGTTTTTGGTACGGCCCGGCGTATGGTCGAGCTGGACACCGAGCTATCAGGGCTCCTCAAGCTCTACCGGGACGCCATCGAGTATCGAAAGACGGGCTCTGTGTATCGGGTGCTCTCGGCTGAGAGCTACACGAAAGAGGGCCTAAACCCTCATCTCGTGCTGTTCGATGAGGTGCACGCCCAACCCAACCGTGAGCTTTGGGATGTGATGAGCCTGGCCATGGGGGCCAGGGTGGAGCCCTTGCTATTGGGCATCACCACGGCCGGAGTCAAGACCGACTCAAGCGGCAAAGACTCTTTGTGCTACGGCCTCTATCAGTACGGCCAGCGGGTGGCCTCCGGCGAGGTGAAGGATGAGAGCTTTTTCATGGCGTGGTGGGAGCCCGCCATCGCCAGCGTTGACCACCGGGAGCCGTCATCCTGGCCTGCGGGTAATCCTGCTCTCGGTGATTTGGTGGCGGTGGAGGATTTCGCCTCCACCGTGCTGCGCACGCCCGAGCATTCTTTCCGCACCAAGCGGCTCAATCAATGGGTGAGCGTGGCCGAGGCCTGGTTGCCGCCTGGCGCCTTCGAGTCTTGCACTGACCGGGAGCGCACCTTGGAGGCGGGTGATGATGTGGCCCTGGCCGTGGACGGCTCGTATAACAATGACTCCACCGCCATCGTGGTGGCCACCATGGAAGCCAAACCGCACCTGGCCGTAGGTGGCCTTTGGGAGCGTCTACCGGATGATGCGGTGGATTGGACCGTGGACATCATGGAGGTGGAGGCCCGTATTCGGGAGCTGGCCTCTGTCTACAATGTGAGCGGCATTTACTTCGACCCGTTCAGGTGGGCTCGCTCCATGCAGGTGCTGGAGGATGAGGGCTTGCCGGTGGTGGCATTTCCCCAATCCGGTAGCCGAATGGTGCCCGCCACCGCCCGGTTTTACGAGGCGGCCGTCAATGGCCTTCTGACCCATGACGGCAATGCGGCCCTCATCCGCCACGTGGCCAATTGCCGGGTGAAGGCCTCCGCTGCCGGGCTCATGGTCACCAAGGACGCCAAAACCTCAAGCCGAAAGATTGACCTCGCGGTAACCGCCATCATGGCTTTTGACCGGGCATCCATACCCGAAGAGGCCGACATCGGCGCTCAGGCCTTTTGATGGCCGCCCTCGTGCTCCAAGCCCTCGGGCTCGGCCTCCTCATCTTGGGCGTGGCCTTGGTGAGCCTGCCCGCCGCCTTCATGGTGGCGGGCGTCTTGTTGATCGTGGCCACCGAGGCAATAGCTCGGCAACGAAAGGGCTAGCCCATGCGTACAATTTTCGGCCGGGCCATCGAGAAGCGCAGCAACCCATTTGAGAACCCATCCATGCCGCTCACCTCCGTGAGTCTGCTCAATGTGTTCGGGGGCACGCCCACCGATTCCGGGGTGAGCGTCTCGGAGATGTCGGCTTTTGGAGTGGCCACCTTTTGGCGTTGCGCCATGACGTTGGCCGGGCTCGTGGCCGGTTTCCCGCTCAAGGTTTACGAGGCCGACGACAAGGCCGAGATACCGGCCCCGGCGCTCAGCCACCCGGCCAGCGGTACCGCCTATGAGCAATGGGAAACGGTGATGCTCCACCTGTTGGCGTGGGGTAACGCCTACATGCAAAAGGTACGCAACGGCTTGGGCAAGGTGGTGGACCTCGTACCCATCCACCCGGCCAGGGTACGAATCGACATTGTGGCCGGGCACAAGGTGTTCGTGGTCACCAATCCGGCCGGGGCGCCCACGCCTTATACGACCGCCGAGATTATGCACATTCCCGGCCCCTCGGTGGACGGCATCAAAGGCCTTGGCGTGGTGGCCATGGCCCGCCAATCCATCGGCATTGGCATGGCCGCCGATGCCATGGCGGCCAAGCTCTTTGGCAACGGCTCGCTGATTTCGGGGATGCTCACCACTGATAGAGTGCTCAAGCCGGATGAGGCCCAAGCCCTCAAGCAGCGGTGGAAAGACACGATCGCGGGCTCCTCCCACGCTCACGACGTGGCCGTGATGGGCGCCGGTACCAAATTCCAGCCGCTGTCCATGAGCCCAACCGATAGCCAATTCCTCCAGTCCCGGCAATGGCAGGCCCT